TGCGTCGTTCGCTACAGCAGTCGCGACTCGTATTCCTCAGTGCAGACATGAAATCGGCCACTGACTTCTTCCCTATAGCATGTCAGCAAATGTTTAACGCTAAGTTCTTTAAAAGAAAAGAACTGGCAACATTTCCTGTCCAGTGCTGGGCTGCGCTTTCGGTTCCACAAAAGCTCTGTTATGATTATCTTGAAGATGATTATGACGAGCAAACATGTGGATCTCTCATGGGTACAGTCCCTAGTTGGGTACACTTAAACTGCCTTAATTGGTTCGAGTATTATTTAGCTTTCGCTTTATACCTTGCCATGGCAGCTACCTTCGATATGGAGAGCGACTTGAACATTCGCTCAGCCTTTAAAAAGGCAAATCCATACCGCCATCAGTTCGAGTCTCAAATGCTTCAGACGCTTCGCTCAGCAAAGTTTCAAATGTTTTGGCGTTATCTGGTTTTCAAACCGGAATTCTTTCGCCAGCTCATGAGAACTGTGCTTCTTTGCGGAGATGATCTTGAAGCTATTTGTCCGGCGGGGGTTGCGTTAATATATGAACTATTAATCGCAGTACACGGTGGGTCAATCTCTCCAGGCAAACACTTTGTTGTATTACTACAAAAAGATAAGTTCGCCTTCGGTGTTTTCGCCGAGTGTATGTTCCTCCTGTCGGGGCAACCTAGGTTGCAGACTCGTGTGATCGGTGCGCCTCCCTTACGGTTGGCGTCTAGTCTCCTAACTAATCTATCCGGAAAACCCGGTGATTGGACGGAAACTGGTCAGGCATTGCAGAGTCTGGTACGTGAGTGTTCAACAATCGATATGAAACGTCGATTACTCCGTCTAGCTTTCAATAACCTGTCACCGATCACAAAACGTCTTTTGGATACGTCACCTCGCTCCGTCGGCCTTCGACTTCCATTATTCCTTCCAAGCTCGCTAGGAGGCATGGGGGCCCCTCATCCAGAGGGGTTACCCGGAATAATCCGAAAGTTGTCGGCCAAAGACGTTGCTTGGGTCTATGTCCTGCGGTGGTTGAGTCGGACCAACTTGATCCTGTGTTCCAAAATGGCATCACAGTTAAGAATCAGTTGGGACGTCAAGCTCAACAGTAAGTTTCCTCAATATCTTGATCAGGCGTACACTCTCCTTTCGGAGTGGTGTTCCATCCGAAGAGATGATCATGGCGCGATTGGCATCTGCGAAGGCTTAATGCTTGGCTTCAGAGGTGAAGAACCAACTTGCAGTCTCGATGAGATTGCTGTGATTCTAGCCTCTAGAGCTGCATCAGTCAACGCTGCTGATCTTGCCTATGATCGGTTCTTTTCAGAATGGGACCCCATGCGCGCTCGCAATGAATTTGATCGCTCAAAATCAATAGCGGCAGCAAGGGTACGTTTTGCAAGAACAAGGGGGAAACTACTTCGGCCTTATTACGGCCGTCTCCACACATTAGGTCACGAATTTGAATTCGAACCCGATGATCAGACGTTTAAGAATATTCCGGTTGACACAGTCCGGAAGTGGTTGGAGGAGACATGTCGTCGACTCGAAGGGCTTCAGTTACCAATTGAAGGCCTAAGGCTTCTACATGAATCGTATCCTACCATGGGTCTTAAGCGAATAGCTCTCGAGCTTTAAATCGCTGGACCCTACTTTGTGGATATTCGGAGATTGACACTCCCGGAACCACTATTAACCGACGGCCGTGAACACGGCCCTGCCCTCCCTGATTTCG